TTCCAGAATTATATTTTAGTAGTGAAGAAACCGATGTATTCCTCAGACAAATATTAGAAATATTCATCAATCAAAAAATAGTAAATGATACAAGGATTAAAGAACACATTTCTACAAGTCGTAATCCAAAAAGACCTAACTTTAATAAGGATGTTTTAATGGAACAGGTTGGACAATATATTCGCGAGTTTTATACCGTAAAGAATGGTCTCAACTCTGCCGATATTCATAAAACAGTCTCTCCAGATTTTTTAATGGACTGGTTTAATGATATGAATGAATACGCAAGAAATGATGTAGAATCTTCTGGTAAAGATAATACAATGATTCAAAAATGTCGACGAACCGGTTGGTTTTTATTTTATTGTAATTGGCAGGCAGATATTGCTCCAAATGTAAAATTATATACAGTATCGTGAAATCAAACATCTCCAATCGCTTCTGCGAATCCTAGAACTGTTCGAGATGTGCGAATCGCACTTCGAACAAATGACCGAATAAACAGACCCTCCAAAGACTTTACGCGACTCAATGCTACATATGCTTGTCCATCGGCAAATATACTTGTTCCTAAATCAATCTCTGCATAATCAATCGTTTGTCCCTGTGATTTGTGGATTGTTATAGCCCAGGCGGGAATTAATGGGAACTGACGTCTTCCTATTTTTGGATGAGCGGTGCTATTTACTTTTGAAGTGATTCTCACAACCCTGTTGTCCAACAACTTGACAGATATATAATCATTTGTCATTCCAATCACAACCCCTCTACTACCATTTACAATGCCCGCAGTCACATTAAGATTTGAAGTAATCATAACCTGTGCCCCAACTCGTAATACAAGTTCTGGCAAGTATGTTCCAGCATTATCCAATTCTTCGACTGCCTTTTCTTCACTAATCGAAGATGGCGCAAATATTTCTCGAATATCTCCATCTCCATCTCCCCATAATTTTCTGGTGAGTGGGACCCATTCTGAGTTGGAATCATCTAGTTCCATGTCCCGTGGTTGTTGAGCCGATACAACTGGGATGCGTTCCATTGTAGATGCTTTGTATACATGTTCACTTTTTGAATCAAGTTTCATCATCTCACTTCGATTAATTTCTTCGACTTGTGCTCGTGTCGCCATGATTCTTGTAGGAGTTATATCCCCCAATGGCGGGGGGATGACACGGCTTTTTAGAATAGAGATTGTTTCAGGAGACAGTTTACCATATCGAATCTCATCCAATAATATTTGAAATGTTGGATCGGATAATTGTCGATAATTCTTTCGAAGAACGATAACCTGTTTTTTACTACGAATCAAATTGGCAAATGGCGGGATAATACCTCTTTCTCGTTCATAAGAAGATGTTTCAAAGATAAACTGTTTATGTGCCTCTTCTTCTCTTGAAAGAACAGGGGGAAGTTGGAAGAAGTCTCCGACAAAGATAATTTGTAATCCTCCAAATGGCTTGTCTTTATTTTCAATGAAACCACTCATTTTTATAGCTGGACGACTCCGAATATGTTTTGCGATTCTATCCAAATCATCTGCGACTGAGGGAGGCATCATTGATATTTCATCAATAATTAATACATCTGTTTTTGTCCATCGTTGAATGGCATCTTTCTTTCTCGAAATCCTACGGAGAATCTGCTCAAGTGTCATTTCTTTTGAAGTAAGACCAGCCCAGGAATGAATCGTGCGGGCTCCAATATCAGTCATCAATGACGCTGCAGTTCCAGTAAGAGCGGTTACTGAAACTGTCTTTCCCTTTGAACGCAAGGCATGATATATTTGCCGAATTAGAAAAGTTTTTCCTGTTCCACCTGGTCCTGTTATCAATACTGATTTGCCTTCCAACACAAGATTAAGAGCTCGTTCTTGGTCTGAAGATAGTGATACTATGTCAGAATCTTTTAATGATGCGTCTGCCATGAATGTATATATATGTATATATGTGATTACTGTAGATTCAATTCCATGATTTAGATTACCCGGCCTGAGACTGTTAACCAATCATTTAAATCTAACTCTTGTATGATAGTATTATTAGATACAACCAGGAATGGATGAAGCTGCGGAAAATATAGTAGTATATCGTTCTAAATCAAATCTGTCGATGAGTCCTATTATGAGAAAAAAGTTTGGATATCAGGCAATCAAGACTATAACGATTGCTTCTGGTAAGATTGGTATAAAACATATTCTTGGGCAGATACTCTTTGAAAATAATGCAAGTAAATTTTATAATATTCGTAAATCAGTTCTCTTAGAATATATACATGATAATGGCGGACATATGAAAAAATCAGCAAACTTAACTGACATTATTGAAAAGGTAAAGGAAGTATCAGACTATAAAAATCTCGCAAGAAACACTTTACGATTCATTTCAATATTTCAAAGGAGGATTAAACAGTGGATTTCGAATCCAGAACTAAAATTATTGGGACCTGGTATTCCAATCAGTCGATGTGTAAATGAAGAATGTCCGTTTACACTTGAAAATTTAAAAGATTTAGACCCCAAGAATGTAATTACTTGGAAAGGAGAGGATTCAAAAATATATGGATGCGATTTTATGAGTCTATTTGTATTATTGAAGAATACTCTCGGTGGTAGAAATATTTATACCGATAAATATGAAGAGCTTATAAATTTACTAAATATAAATCTTTCAAATACGGGTCGGTCAACAAGAAATAATCGTCGTTCTGTAATTTTTAATGAAATGAAAAATCCATTCACTCGTGAGAAGTTTCAACCAGAACTTTTAGTTCGTCTTTTACAACTAGCAAATCGACGAGACTTGATTAAACAGAAACATAAGACGACTCGTTCTCAACAAAATATACGAGCCCGTATTCGAAGTAGAGACGAAGGACTAAGGGAGCCAACTGATTTAGTTGGGACAGGTAGGAGAAATATTATATATACAACGGATAATAGTTGGCAAGAACAAGTCGCTATAGCATCTGGAATAACCAATATACATTTGAACGACATGAGTCTTCAAACAATGTACACACGACTTATGGATAGTATCACAGTGGAACAGACTCTTGCGGATGAGATTCGTAGAGTTGGATTTTATGTCCCAGAATCAATGTTTTCGTCCGTTATTAATCCTGTGCGAGAATGGGTTCGTATATTAGTAAATGATGCAGAGATTAACGCGCCAATACCAATCGTGGATGTTCATATAGCAGGCTTAATCCATTCGATACGGCAATTTATTATTCCATTTTATTCGAGAATTTCTAGTTATTTCTCAAATCCTGTTTTTGATGGAGCATTAAATCGCAGTCGTATAACATTTTCGAATATTATTCATACCAATGTAATTATGAATGGAATAAGAAATATTATGAGAGGAAGTGGTATAATTCACTCAGTCGACGAGACTCATCGTTCTAGGATGAATGACCTTGCTAAACATTTAACACATTTAGTTCTGAGTTCATGGGTTTATTGTATACGACATCTTATTCTTGAAATATTTATTCGAGGAAAAGCGATTGATATATCATCGGGAGAACATGTTATATCGGAGGGTGATAGGCAGACAATCGCGATTCTATTTATTTCAGCGTTGGTAAATACGGGTCATCTTGGTTCTGATTTTGAATGGGCCATGTAATTCCCGTTCGTTCGTTTCAACCATGTTCATGGTTCCTGGACACGACCCAACCCAACGATGGGGGGCTTAAGCACATCGCACCATATACAGATAGACCCGCGTTTATTTCATGCCTCGTAATTCCCAGCAGACTACAGACATGCCCCAGCCCCAGACTAAGAACGTTGCCGTTGTTGCCGCCACTACTCCCTCGCCTGTTGCCGCAGCCCCTGCCGTATCGGCTCAGCCGTCGGCTGGCGACGCAACTGTAAAGCGTGTACGCCGCCCTAAGGCCGAGGGTGAGACGGTTGCCGCCACCGCCGCTGCTGCCCCTGCCACGGATGCGACTCCCGCCCCGAAGCAGACGGCTCGCGCACCGAAGCAGGCCGCTCCCGCTGCTGCCTCTGCCGCTGTGCCCGTTGCTCCCGCTGCCGCCGCCCCCGCTGCATCGGGTGCTGGTGCCGCCGAGTCGTCTTCGGATGAGTCGGTTTCGGAGATTGATGCCCTCAAGGCCCGTCTGACGGCTGCTCTTGAGGCTGTGCGCACGGAGAAGGCCCGCCTACAGGAGGTTGGCAAGACCCTCGTATCGCTTGTTGAGGGCCTCGTTCGTGATACCAACACTGTGCTCCGCAAGAGCCTCCGTCGCAAGCGCCGCACTGGAACCTCGAATGCTAACAGTGGTTTTTTGAAGCCAAAGCTCGTTACGCAGGAGCTCTGTGCGTTCCTCGAGCGCCCCGCTGGAACTCAGATGAGCCGCACCGAGGTAACTCGCAGCATCTGCGACTACATCAAGCGCAACGAGCTACAGGACAAGAAGAACCGTCGCATCATCGTCCCCGACCAGCGCCTATCGGGACTACTCAAGCTCGAGAAGGGCCAGACGCTCACTTACTTCGACCTACAGAGCAAGATGAATCACCTGTTTGCTGTAGAGGAGACTGCCTAAACAAGCGTATTCAACAAGTATATGATATCATACGACATTTCTAAATGTCATTTTTATTTTCATGATATGTTTATAGTATAAACATTTCATGTATTCCATATTATTCATTTATTCTTTCCCAGTAAACTCCATTGCCATAATGACCCGGTTCTGAAGACCATTCCCCTCCATCGATACGAAACTCTACAGATTTTGAGGGAACTTGAAATAGCCATATTTGTTCTTTAAACCATGGTGAATCGACGGATTCTATATGTTCTTCTCCTGATACTGTAGAATACCGAATCGAAGCGTTTGGTATTAGTTGAATATGAAGTCCTCCGACCGTGAATGTTTCCGTTCGGTGAAGAGGAACAATGACTGGCACACCATCATAATCTATTTTAAGTATTTCACGGCGATTTGTTAGAATCTTCCAAGGAATTTTAATCCTAAGTGTCTGGGGGTCATTTGTAGCATGAATCACTCGCTTTGCCCATCGACTCATCCAACTAACCCATTCTCCCCATTCTTCTCCCCCCTCGTCCTCTTCTTCAGTGTGGTCATCGCCATTTTCTGATTGTTGATGTTCACGAATAAACTGATATGCCCCATGAAATTCTTTAAACTTTTCGGTATCTCCACCTTTATCTGGATGTAGCTGTCTTACTTTCTCTAAAAAAGCACGACGGGCTTCTTCTATGGATTCAATGCCAAGAATACGTTTAGCTTCCGATACATTCATTTACTTTTAAATATACGCTCTGAAAGGTTATATAGCCACTTCCATCCTGCTTCTAAAATAGTAAGCTCATGGTAGCAGTATTTTAACATATCTGAAAACTGACACCATTTGAATATGATATTTTTAACAATTAAATCTTTATCAGATTCGGAATATCTTTCGTTTGTTTCAACATCACGTACCATATCAATGAATATTTTATCCATGATTCGATTCACAGGAATGTCCGATAACCAAAGATTCAAAACATCCTGCCATTCCTTCATTCGAGGTAGCATTGGCGTATGTGAATCTTTTCTCACAAGACATATTGACCGACTTTCCAAAGAAGGCTCTATAATACAATCTGCCGAGCATGTAAAAATATAGCGAACGGTTCGGTGGTCATCTTCTGCATGCCGTCGCAAACATTTTTGAATATCAGCATCCAGTGTATCAATATTGTGAAGCATAATAATAAATCGACGGTCGCGCTCCGTTTCCCACCTGCTCGTTGATGAGAATGTTTTTAGTAACTCATCCCACCACATTGTATTCATTCCTCGGTATGGGTGACAGTTGATTTGAACTCCCCATCCCCACCGAACAACTCTTGCTTGTCGCGATGACTGTAGTATAACATCTTCATCGCGCTTATCATTCGTCCAGTCTTCTTTTAGAAGTGATTTGACGAATTTTATTGAATCGTCGGCTTTGATACAACCTCGAAGTATAACATTTGGGAATGACATGGATATATACTTTTATAATTTTACAAATGTGGTTTAGATTATGCTCCGGCTACTAAGAATATATTTAGTAATGATAATCCAGCCATAATCACAAGAGGCAATAAGAACTGTTTCATTGCGTCAGAATTAAACATCGGAAGAAACAACATTAAAATGACAACTATCCAGATGACACTCGATAATATTAGAGATGTAGTAAACTGGTTTGCCATCGCTCTCTATCTATGATAGATTTACCTATTTTTGACCTCGATAGTTCATTAACCACCAATGACCTTTTTGTAAAGAGGTAGAACCATAACCAGAAATCCAGCAACTACCAGGGCGAGAATAGACCCAATAACAACTACCTTGTTATCAACGGCCATTCTAAACACCATAGCCCCTATACCAATCGCAATCGCAGTGGCCAGGATTCCAAGCATACCTCGTATTGAAAGTGGTTGGGTAGTGTTCATCATAAACTGGTATACGAATAGAACAAAGAACACCATGATACCCATGGGAATCAATGTTCCTTTCATGAATCGTGTCTTGGAATCCATCGCATCTTTATCGGCTAAAATAACTGGTAGTCTCGCCTGGACATTATAGATTGTTAGAACGATTGACACTGAAACCATGATTACCACCAACGTGTCTTTTAATGAAACAGCATTGGTTGCCTCTGGTAATCTGACAATGTAGCCATTTTGAATCAATAAATAAAAAAGAACAAAGCCCACTACGGATGTTGTAAGCATTAACATCAGCCCCGCTGTTAAAGAACCCTGGGATGACCCTGTTTCCGGTTTTTCACTTTCCATCTACTATCCTTATTTAGAATAGATGAATTGCCGGAAGAATGTGGTCGATGTTGTTATGGATGAAGAAGAACCGGGTGGAAGATTCAACAGAGACTCTGGTAAAAAGAACACCATAAAAGAAAGAGTTGGAGGTGGAAAAGAGGAATCATGTTTCTCAACAAAATCGCTTCGAAAAATAGCCGAGGCCTATAATGAATCAGTATCCAGTAAAAAGAATGGAGAAATCCCGATGAATCTTCCAAGAAAAGAACTCATTCGTCGTATTCGTGAGTTAATGATAGACAAGTGTCCCAGTTCCGAACCAGGATCCAACCTCGACTCATGTCTTTTACAATCCAATCCTGACCTCGTGAAAATTGTCGAAGAATCTGATAACATCCCGCCCCCGGCTCCTAATAATAAACTTCTTACGACAAAACCCTGGTCAACAAGTGAAGTGATTGCCGCAATGAAATATATTGAGAAACGATTCCCACAATATATGTTTATTGAACCTGCTCCAATGGACTTTGATAGTAAAGACTCGGTTGGGCAATGTATGGTCAGTGAGTTGTGTAATTTTAATATAGTTAAAGTTCTAAAACGGGGAAAAAGACAGTTTGGAATCATATTTAACACTCATCCAAGTTATAGACCGGGTGGACATTGGATATGTTTATTTTGTTGTTTGGAGACGGGTAGATGTTGTTTTTATGACAGTTATGGATTTTTACCTGAAAAGGAGATTGTTCGTTTTATGTTTCGAGTCCGCCAGCAATATGAAAAGCATTTTGGAAAGGATATGACATTATTGTATAACGACCATCAAAATCAATATAAAAATGTTGAATGTGGAACATTCTGTATATTCTTCCTATGTGAAATGGCTGAACATGGTGATATGAGCAAGGCTGTGCGAAATCTACGGGATGATGATTTTATTCGAAGTAGGCGTCCTCTTTTATTTACATTGAATATTCATGAATCTGAATCATGATACGATAAATATACTGTAAAAAGTCCCAGAGACATCAACAGATACGGTTGATATGAACGCTCCGCCAGTCTATTCTCCAAACATATTATCTGATAATCCAACAAATGAGTTTTTACCACAGGCCCAGGCCCAGGCACAGGCCCAGGCACTTCCAGATACAAAGTTAGTAAATGTTATTCATCGCGCAGTTCTAGAAAAATTAACAGAACAAGGAGCCGTTCCTCTTCCACTTACACCAGAACAATTACGAGTCAGTGTCGAATGTGTATCTGAAGCAGTGAAGAATTCTATGAAAGGAAGAGACGTCATGATTGACCGTCTTGTGATTCAACGAGAGGCAACGATTCGAAGTTTTACTGAAATCCCCCAGGCAATCTATAAAGCAACACAAGGACAGGTATTGCCAGCCCAGGAAACATCCGGAAAGTCTGCTGAATCTCAGAAAGAGGGATTTTTGCCGATTGATGATTTAGTTGCTGAAGAACTACGGCGTAGAACTGACCAAGATTCAAAACTTGGAGTCACGCCGCCTACAATAGGAGAACGAAAACTAAATGTAATCAATGTCCCATTCAAATCGACAACTCAAACACCTGAAATGGATGATATTTACAAACCAGCTGACCCTCAAAGTATAAGGTATAATACCAGGCCAAGTAATGTACGAGAAAGAGTTGTGTCCCTGGTGCCTGCCCCAACCCCAACCCCAGCCCCAGCCCCAACCCCAGCCCCAGCACCATCTGTTCCACAAAAAAGGATGTCATTGATTGAAAGAAGACAGGCAAGATTAGAGTTTATAAAAAAGGTAAAAGAAGATAAGGAAAAACAAAACATACAGGCCCAGGCCCCAACCCAGGCGCCAACAGAATCACAGATTCCCAGATTCGACTCTTTTAGAACAATAATATCGTCCCCCCCAGGAGGCGCGGATATGTTGCGATGGGACTATAATAACTCGTCGTTGTCGTCGTCGCCAATTGTAGGAATATCAAGACTCCAAATCCCTCGTATTTTATTTAGCGGATATATTCCATACCTATTACTCAAAATACGACATCAACACAACAGCGATTTATTACCAGAAAAACCTAAAACATATTCTATACCACTATTCCAGATTCCATCTGCGATATCTGATGGGATGACGAACTGGAAACCTGACAGTGAATCTCTTACTATGTATATACAACCTACAGATGATTCGTCTATAACATTCATGATATGCACACCCGATGGAGACCCAATATCGTTGCTATCATCAAATCATACCCGGTTTGAAAAGAACCTATCGCAAGTCTCTCGATTTATTACCGGCTATAGTAAACAATCAAATCCCGATTTCGTATATCCTATATCCGAAATAGATACAACATCAACAGAATCATTCAAATATATTCTACAATCTCATTCAGTCAATCTTTTTATTTTTGAAGAAGACTTATAACAGGTTCTTCTTCATCTGTATTGATTTCAAGATATATATCAACTGGTATTTTAGTATGATATTTGCCAGTCATCTTTAAGAAAGTGTTCTGGTATTCTCCGCTTCGTCGTTTCGCTTTATGTTCCTCCCACACAGTCTTGACAAAACTCTTATCTGATTCATTTCCAATATACCTACCAGTTTGTTGAAATCGGCTCCTGACACGACTGAGAGTTTCATCGAGATTTGTAGTATATAGATTCATAACAATCATTAGCCCAGTTGACACACCCTCCAATGCACCCGCAGCAGCAGCCGCCGCTCCTTCTGGCATGCCTGTGGCTCCTTTTGTAGTATATCCCATGCTAATCGCTTTGTCTAATACCTCTGATACAACATGTCTGGGATTGGTGAATAACGATTCGTATATAATCGGAACCCCTTGGAGTAATAGTTGCTCGCACACTATATCTCGAATCGCATTGCCCAACTCTCGAATATCTTTATCTTCAATAACATTTTTATCGACTACAATCGTACCATCGTCGTCTCTCCGAATCAGTAAACGGTCTTGATATTCTTTCATCATTCCAATAATCGCATCAACATTTACAAATGAATACTGCTCGAATGAAATAATCTTCCCGGTTTTTCTATTGATAATAGGATAAACCGTCTCTACGATTTTTTGTATAGAACTCGATTTGCCTGCTCCAGGATGTCCCATTAATAGTATAAATATCTTTTCATCAATCTTCTCACTAGGAGTCATGGTAAGTAGATATTTCTGAGCATACTCTCTTGCCAATCTCTCCATTTTAGTTTTTCTTGACTCGGGAGATAAACCTTCAAATAAAGTCTTATATGGCTGAGGACGCGTTCCGATTTTATATTTCGAATCATTTGAGCGCTTACCTCCGATTTCACTGGCAATCATCCTCTCTGCCTCGTCGACCCCAGGCGATGTGCCAGGCGTAGCCGCTACCGCAGCCCCCGCTCCAGCCCCCGACCCAACCCCCGCGCTCATCTTTGAACCTGGCATGGTGCCTGGTGTGCCAGACGATGGTTTCATTATAAATGAATCATCCAATAAAACTGTTGCGACATCTGCTCCAGTTTCTGGGTCCTGTCGGATGACAAGACGACCGATTCGTTCTGGTCGTCGTATTGTCATCAAGTTCGGGTCATATACTACCATCGTTCGAGTATCAACCGCAACTTGAACAGGTCCCATTTCAATAGGAGAATCTATATCATCTGGTTCAAATATTGACCTACCAACCTCCAATACAACTGTATCAATCGTATCCTCCTCTATAATCCGATTGCTATCATCCAAATCATCTTTGTAATCAGGAGATATTAAATGGCGAAGATATTCTTTACCACGAGGAGATACATAGCATTCAGACAACAACATTCCATTTGCATCAGCATTTAAAGGACAATCAACTGAAGAACGACGCATGAGTTCTACAAACGCACCATTGATTGCCTCCTTCCTCTTGGAGAGTTCATATAAATATTGGTCAGTTGATTGGTTATTGTCTGTGGATTGTAAAAACATGTTTGTCCCCCTGGCAATCATCTCGTCATATATTTTTTCCGGGAACTTGCTAATATGGATATATCGTTCTACAGTTCTATCCGAAATCGGTAAACTCATATGAGAACATAGACGAACTCCGCGACCAAATACCTGGTCTAATCTGGCCTTGTTCCAATAAGGTTCAAGAATGTGAATCGACCTGACTGCTTTTAAGTTTAAACCCTCGGCACCAGCTGATGTAATCATCAATATTCGACATAACTCTCCTCTTAGATTATCGAGACCATTATCAGCCATTTCATCTCCCAGAACGGTTCGTATATCATCTCGCAACGACTCTGGAAGACGGTCAAACTCCCCCCGATACATTCGTATAACATAGGGTCTAAACTCCTCCTCGGTTTCTCCAGAGAATAGTATAAATCGTTTATGTTTAGCCTTTATAAATCCCTCTCTTGTTTCATCATTCGTTAATGCTTCAATCCTCGGGTTTACCGGGTCGCCAACCAACTTAATAGGATAATACCCAGCCTTCTCAAGAACTATTCCCATTAGTTCCAATCCTTCCATTCGCAAGAAACTACTATAAATCAAAGAAAGCCCCTCTGATGATTCAAGAAGGTCAAGAATCCCCTTCATTTTAGGAGAATATGTTCCAAGATTCGTAATAATATCTGGCATTTCACGAATACGGGCGATTGTTCCATCAATCTGACGGTCATATTCAATCTCTACGGCCTTATCATCAACCTCAATGCCTCTCATTCGCAAATCATTCTTTACTCCTGAAATCGTTGGGCGCGTAAATGGTATGAAAAAATTACACAACTGGCGTGTTCGATATCTACCAGTAAAATCATCACCGTCTTCATCGCCATCGCCCCCACCCCTACCTTTCTCTTTCGCCCTCGATGCCATTTCATTCTCCTGGTATCTGGCTCTCGCATACTCTTCAAACTGGGGCCCACTCATCTCCGTTTCTACGATTTGGATTTCTCTGGTTCTTGGGAGACGCCTGGGGTCGGCTCCGCGGTAATAACTGATTAACATTAATCGTCTCATAAGAGACTCTTCATGTTGTATACCACCATCAGATGTATAGATGCGAAGGAAATCATCCTCCTTTTCTGGGAACCACATTCCAACTGTTTCCTTTGAATGTGCCCGGTCAAGAATTATACCTTTTGTAGCCATTCGTCTTACAAATCTATCAATCCAATCGGGGGCAGTTGACTCTTCCGAATCAGAACGATAGATTCCAATATATTCGTTTGTTCCTTGTGTCATAACGGACTCAAATCCTTCTGGATGCCGTATAATCACAAGTTCGTTGCCACGACCCTTTTCTGTCGAAGGTTCGATGGTTGCATATCGGATAATCGGGTCCATATATACATCTCGTAATATAGCATCTTCGGCAATATCATCGCCTTTCCGAGAACTTGCCAATGAGTAAGGTATACGAATCTTTTCAATCTTTCCACGTATCATATTTGCTAAAATCGCAATCTCAAATGGACTGTTTATCAGGGGGGTTCCAGACAGTGCGATTACTTTTGCGCGTTTTGCATCCTTGATTTTATTGTAGAGAATACGCCCGATTCCTCCTACTGCTAATCCACCCGATTTCTTACTACCGCCTCCTCGTTCATTACGAACCATTCCACTCACTTTATGGACTTCATCAATAACAACTATAGAATCGTTAAAATTCAGTGCAAGAGCTCGTTCCTTTGATAAACCATTTGAAGAAATAAATCGAATCTGAGATAATAACATCTCTACAATCTGTTTATCAAGACGTCGACGACTTTCCGAATCCATTTCCATTCTCGGAGTACCCTTTGTTCCTATGACGAAGATACCACCATTTTCAACTAATACTGGGGCTGGAATACCTGTTTGTTTTGATAACTCGTCGGTTTTTTCACCGGTTGATTCTAATGGAATGTAGTTCCAATATTTGACCTCGCTGAGAAGTCCATTTCCAAAAATAACAGGAGAAAACTTGCGAATCTCACTTCGATAGTTGTCTCGCAGAGATGCTGGAAGTATAACATATACTATCTTGTCTGGTCGTTCGCTAATATTTGCTTCAATCATTCCAATGCTAGTTGCTGTTTTTCCAGAACCCAACCCATGATAGATTAGAATCCCTCGTTCAGGCGTGTTCATTTCAATATAGCGTCGTAGGAAATCTTGATAAATAAATGATGTTAGTCCTCCCTCTTTATCACTTTCTGTCTCACAGGTTCCAGTATCTTTTGTAGAACTGGTTGATTCTTTGGTGATTTCCTGATTCAACATGGCAATTAATTTAGAAGCAGAACGGTCTTCAATATTCCCGCGAACTTTGGATGGTATTAAATCTGGAGAAATCTCATCTCCGGCAGTTGTTCGTATGAGTGGAACAAAATTCTTAAACTCGATATCCTTTCCAGAAGAACCGGATGCCAACTTGGAAAGATTTGACCGTCTGTCTAATTTCATTAAAAATGAATCGGGTGTAAGAGTCCACGCACTGTCTGACATACTACCCTCTACTATCTATTATCTATTCGGCGATGATTTGTAATGCCTTTTTACTTGCGATTTGCTCAGCGACTTTTTTAGCCCTGGCAACACCCGTCGCAATCACAGACCCATCAGCAGGAGAAATAACACCCATTTCAAATGTCCTATCATGAGGGGGACCACGAATACTAACAACAGAATAAACCGGTGGCTTTCCGAAACGAGACTGGAACTCTCGCAGGATTTGGTCTTTATAATTATAGTCTTCGTGGATGACAGATGCAAAGTCAATATGTTTTTCCAAGATACGAATAATAAAGCATCTGGCAGCCTCTAATCCATCCATTCCACGAGATTCATATTCCTTATAAACCGCTCCAATCCATGCCTCCATCATACCACCAAGAATCTTTAGATTTTTGCGACCATTACATTTTTCTTCAACATGCCTACTAATAATCAACCAACGATACAATCCCATTGCCTGTACAAGGATACCCAGTGTTTTATTATTAACCAACTTCGTTCGAAGTCTTGTATAAAAGCCTTCTGATTGACCCGGATATCGTTCAAATAAATACAAAGCAATCGAACAACCAAGGATAGAATCTCCAATAAATTCAAGTCGTTCATTGTCTTCCTCTTGTAGGTCTAATACTCCTTCAGGACGAGGAGTTGGTGTCATTATAGTAGTAGATTTAGTTGAATCTCGTTTACTATAACTTTTATGAACACATGCAATCTGAAATAATGATGGTTTCCTGGGAAGGTCGATGATTCCATACTGTCGAAGAATCTTTGAGATTGTTTCTTCGGAGATTAGTTTATTTAAAGGATTCCATGGATTATATTCTCCTGGTGATGTCGATACCGAATGACTCATACTATCAATCTATATCTGTTATACTATTTCAAGTATAGGAGTGATTATGCTCAATTTGTCTGGGAGATAAATAATCTGTAGAAATCTGTAGAATATTTTTAACATCCCACCCCACCCCCGCCCGTCCCCGAAAAAATAAAAATATTCGAAAAATAAAAAAACTTTTGGCCGACCGATCGCCGACCGCCGACAAATAATTTGAAAAGTCGCGTTGCGCGCGCACGAAATTTACGAGTTTGTCCAGTTATGGGTGTTCCCTTCATTTTTTGTAGACATCAAAGAGTTTTGATTTTTTAGATGTGAAACTCCCTTATTTTCAAAAATAAAAATTAGAGAGAATTGAAAAAATGTCAAAATAATTCTAGCGAGTGTCAGAAATATTCTATGAAAAGGCAAACTATTCGTGGTTCAAAAATAATTTTTCTAAAAAAAGTCGATTTTTGCTCATCAATGTCTCCATTTTTGCTTAGTTTGTCTCCAGAAAATGCTTAGTTTGTCTCCATTTTTGCTTAGTTTGTCTCCAACCACGGGGAACCAGGAAGTTATGGACATTTCGAATTATGAACCACTAAATATGGTTCATTTTAGTTTGTATTATCAGAAAGGACAATATTATCCAATTGTCCCGTTGTGGGCGCCTGTCCTGTTGTGGGCGTTTGTATGATTTCATCATTCATATACATCCAATTGAGAAGTGCCAGACGAGTTTTTTCTGGAATCCGTTTGCCACTAATCTTTACTGTTCCAAGAATAGCCTCCATGTCAGAACGAGAAGATTGTTGGGTTGCCAGGAATACACTACCTCGACATGTTTCCGGTAATCCATCTATGATTGCTTCCGCTGTTCGATGACTAACACCAGATACAACAGTCAAAGCCGAAACGGATAAATCTCTATTTGTCGTTCCTCGATTGGATACTGGTGCTGGTAGGAGAGTCTTATATGATATGCACCCCGCATTACTACCACTCCCAACTGGTATAAAATCTGGGTGTTCAATCAAATATTGATGAAATCGGCGAATATATCCAGCCGTGTCATTAACACTTGAAGTTTGTATAATCGGTATTCGGTATTTATACTGAATCGTGTACAATAAATTGCGAATCATTCCAACAGTTATCCTACCGCTTACTCGCTCACTATCCCCGCCACGTAGATTCCCCTCCAATATATAGGATATCGCAGTTGTTGGCTCTCGTTCCAATATTCCCAGCATTCTATCTTTCTGGTCCTTGAATCTACCATCTACGATTGAAGCAGCCAAATCCTTGATTGTTTTTCGTTCCATTAAAAATCGACGCCTTGTTCCGTCTATGATTTCAATATCTGCGATATCCAACGTTATACTTTCACAGGGGACATCCTGTCCCTTTAAAAGTAGAATTAAATCTGATTCACGGTTATCTATGAAACAACGAACAGACATGATATTTATTCATAGTCTCGGATACTTAAACCAACAGGAAATCTTGGAACCCCTGCTTCTGACAGATTTTGAAAGCGGACAGATAACATCTTTCCAATAAAATCACCCCCATTCCTAAACCATTCGCGGCGTTGCTCTATGCTACCCCTTGGTCGAACACTGAATCTCCCCCCTCCCACAGATGTCTCTACGACCCAAATAACTGTTCCAATATCTCTACCATCCGCTTCTGTATAATCTACAATCCGATATTCCTCCGTCATAAAATCTTTTCGCTTCAATAAATCTTTAGAACGAGCTCGCGGAACATACAACCCGCCAGGAACACGATAGATTGTTCCTTCATGCCCTTCTTCATTCATGCGAGAATGAATATTTTCAACCTCCTCCATTGTGGTAATCAGATATGTTGGAACAATTTTAACGGGACAATCGCGGGAATATGTAGATGACATACCAAGTGCTTTTTCGAGACTTGTCATATATTCTCTCCGAGTTGTAAATGGAACATCCTCCCTTCCAATCATAAACATGTCAAATACATGATATTCAATCGCACGAATATCATCAGGATTTGTATGTTCGACAACAGATTTGCGAACGATTCCTGTTATTTCTTCGAATGATTTTGTAGAACAGAATAACTCTCCATCAAGAACCCAACCATTAGGAAGAATCATTCCGATACAACTTCGAATATGGTCCATGAAATAAATATCCTTCCCTTGGCGTGTCGTCATTGTTATTGTTCCATCGCCATGTTTTACCACAACCATTCGAACACCATCAAGTTTTGGTTGAGCAAATAGAGGAAGCGATGGTTTCCATCGTATCTTTGTCCAATCTTGGGCTAACATTGGAAGAATAACATGTGTTGTTCCTCGTGATTCAATCTCCTCTTTGTATCCCTCCCTCATTTTCTTGGTGGTTATTGATTCTGCTTCACTGATAGCTTGTTGACAGGGGGTTGTTTCATTTGATTTTCCAATATTCTTTCCGGTTGAAATGATTCTGGAAGTTTTTGTCATTGCACCGTCTAACACACCATGTTCTCGAATAATTGTTGCGGGAACCATACTATCAACTAAATTCGATGAAGAGGGAGCAACCTGAACATAAATCTTCCAGACACGAGTTTCTCCCTTTACCCCGACATCATAAAGTGTTTTCTCATAGACTATACGAGCTGTAGAATCTGATTCACTTGATGACGATGCCATTCTTTACTGTTTGTATATGATACAAACAATAAATAAAACTATACGTATATCAATTTATGATGAAACATAATCAACATTACTGCCACCAACAAACCATGACTTGGAAATATAAGGAGGCATATTCGTAGACACTCCTATAATCTTCTTGTTTGGAGGAGTATCGGCCGACTGAGCAACCGCAACAGGAGTCAGGGCATAACGATGATATGTCAGGTCCGCAATCATTCCTGGGAATCCACCTTCGGCTCCAACTGTTAAAGGCCCAAAGTTCTGGCGCAATATACCGGCTACCTTTTGAGATTTGACCAGCCGACCATTGACATATACATATACAGTCTGGTGTTTGACAGTTATTGCGCAATGCACCCAGTTGGCAATCGGAATATTTTGAATCAATACTGTTTCACTTTCGGCAGCATATGTGTTGAACATAATAAACATTTGATTCTCTCCACTCTTATTTTGAATCTGAACATTCGGGCAGAACACCTTGGTCGTATCACCTCTTGGATAGCCCTTGATAAATACAGTCGATGGGCTTTGACGAGTGAACTGGTTAACCATCATCCACCAAGTATAACTAAACTCGATGCCTCCTTTTTGATTGTCAGATGGATAAAGTGTCTTGGAACCTTTTACACGGGGGTCTTGATAGTATGTCTGAGTATTTGAACCGACAAGGGTTCCATCAAATAGTTTTACAATACTATTGTCAGGCTGTACAGCGAAATAAGCCATAATCGCTACAAACACTACGATTAGCACAGTTAGTATAACTAACTGCCCTACTGTTGACGTTATGTCCATCTATTCAAGCTCAGATTTAGAATGTAATGGATGCAGTATTAACATTGCTGGTATCGCTGAATATGAATTTGATTTCACGAATACCAAATATACGGAATAACAGCCCACTGGAAGCAGCGCCAGGGCCAGAATAATAGACCTGTTGTATTTCAGTAGAAGACATGACCTTGCTGCGGAAGAATACACCAGAAATCTTTCCTCCGAATGGAACACCCAGAATTTCAAGAGGAGTGTCCGGATTTACAAATGGAGCAGGAGAATCGGTCTTAATCGAGCATGAACGATAGAGTCTTCCGTTGAAATATACATTGATACTATTGGTAAACACATTCACACATAGACAATTCCAGCGTTGGAGAGGAACCATGGGAACTTTGCACGAGAGTTGCGAATCCGCCTTGTTTGAACCAACGCTATTCATGTCAATCATAATAGCATTTTCAGTGGGATGAAGGTAAACATATGGATTAAATCCAACAGAATCATTTCCGCGTTTTAGGAGAGTCTTCTTAACACCATGAGAGGTCTGGTATTCATCGATATACAACCACATACAGAACGAGTATTCATTGGAACCGGCAAGGCGATTAATCTCCTCCTTTGATACGATTTTTACCGGGTCTTTTCCACTCATAACAGCCTGTTGAACATATCCAGTCACGGCCGAGCTACCAAATAGTCCATTCAGAACATAATACGCAATGATTGCTATAACAAAAATGCCAACAACGGTTCCCAAGATTGTGAGAGATTCTGAAGCCGTCGCCATGTCCTCTACTTCTATCAACTAGAAGCAGATTTTATACCGTCCACTCCAGTTTCTACGGTTTTGGAATATCCGAATAGATTGGCAAGCATTCGTATAAATCCTGAGAAATTGGAAAGGAAGCCCTGGGTTCCGTCTTTTGATGGTAAAGATGTCCCTTGATATATAGTATCATTTGTATATTTAGCCGCCATTGCTTCACGATGTCTTTGTAAGTCTTCGATGGAGAATGTTGTTGAATGGATTTCGGCATGATATAAAAGGCCAGAGTTTATGATTCCCGTTTCATTGAAAATAACGTCGCTTGACAGGGATGATGTTGGAGGAAGAGACGAAGTAGAAATGGAGGCACGTCGTTCTCCGTTTATATAAATAACATACGTCTTCTGATTTTGAATAACTGCGATTTGAACCAGATTTTGTTCAGGAATCTTTCCAACATTCGTGGTCTGTGAGAAAGATGAGCCCGGTTGTGGTTTTGAGGATGTTGCGGGGGTAAATTGTAATTCACCAGTCATCCTGTCAATCGCCATACGGAAGTGGTCTCGTCGATGAATAATGGTTGTTCGCCCGTCTCCAACACCAGCACCAGGCCCTCGTAAATCCTGAACCAGAATATAATAAAGATGTGTTGCGGTATAAGGGTCAACGCCTGGCAATGTAGCGCGAATGGGCAACATGGATGGCCCTTGGGGTGACAGGCGGACGGCTGCGGGGCTGTCTGGGCAGTATGCGCATGTATCTGGGACGCGAGGAATAATATAATATCCTACAAGAAGATACGTTATAACAAGAGCGATTGCGATTCCTATCAATACATACGCCAAGACTTTATATATCGTCCCCCCACTGAAAACACTTCCAGACTCATCAGATGAAGGAGCCGAACTATAGGAATATAGGATTACCCCAGATATCACGAGAAGAACCGCGACAAATGTCTGTAGCCACAGAATCGTTGTCGTGCGAATATAACGACCTCCAGAAAAGGGATTCAGAAAATTGATTCCGAACATCTACTATCCACTTACTTATGTTCTTGTTTGATATTTTGAATTCAACGGGTCTTCGGCAGTCGCAATCATATCCGCAGTAGTAAGTCCTCGCGAATCTGTCCAGATTCGAACTGTTTGAACCTCGGCATCAACACCAGATTGACTACCAGCCAATACTGTTAATGTTGTCGACGATGGTATATTATAGGATGAAGGAATACCTCGAGATTCTACAAACATTCCATCTACAAACATTGCCAGTTGTAAATCGCGAGATTGTGCGTCGGGCAACATCTGAACAATGATTGCTGTCTTGTCCTTTACTCGAGCAGTTGTTATAGGAACATAGAATGGGTCATCCATTGGGTTTGGGCTTGAAGGGTTATAGAATAAAAGACCAACATCATTTGTAATACGATTCACTGCTACAACAAACGCCGGGATATTTGGAGACCCAGTTCTATAAAAAGATAGTAAAGGAGAGGTTATAGGCTGAGGCTGTTCCCATGGTATAACGGAGTTTAATGTTAATAATAATGAGAATGCTCCGTGCCGAGTGATTGGAATATCGGTCCCGAGAGTTGTTCGTGTCATTGTTCCGATAGGTTCAGCCTTTGCGAATGTAGTTGTAGACGGGATTGTAATCGAATCTCCTGGGATTGGTTTGAAATAATAGACATACAACCATCGGAGGATATATACCGTTATGACTATAATTAGTACTAACGATATAACTGTCGTATATAGATTCATCTAACTTAATAACGAATTCGTTCATCAACTGTTTTCTTACGATGGCAATGGGGACACAGCGCTCGTAGATTAGACGGGTCATTAGAACCACCATGGTCCAATGCTATTATATGGTCAACCTCATATGTTTCGTCCAACATTTTACTACATGACGAACATCTCCACTGTTGAGATGCCGCAATCTTCTTTTTGAGAAGCGCGCTCACATTTCTTTTATGTTTTGTTCTGCTTCCCGGGTCTCGATAGTCGTTCCCAGGATTGACAACAGATACTCGACTCAGTCGCGGGTCATTATCCAAGGCAGCAACTCGTTTAAAAATAAGATTGAACAAGTCGCGGTTAAAGAATAAGATATAAATAACAATCGCTCCTATAAGAAAATACCCCCCTCGTTGAAGTCCTCCAAATGATTTCTCATAATATCCTGTTAGGGTATCTTTATGAGTTTCATAGAGATACCATAACACTCCAGCCACAACAAGAATAATCCAAAAACGAGGTCGTTGCATTCAATCTAACTTACGAGAGAGGAAGATATATGCCAGGAAGACACCGATAATTACACCAACTCCGCCTACCATAACTGTATCCTGGATGAATTCAGATGTATAAGGTCGTCTACCTCGCACAGAACCAGAGTTTCTAGCGGCGATTTCTGCTTGAATCGCTGCGAGACCTTCGGCTTCTGTTAATATTTTAGCACCAGTTATACCATTTGTATGGTTATGGGCTCGAACTGTCCAGCGAAGCGCCTCCATTCGTGAATGAAAGACAGGAGGATTATTTTTCATAAAATCCATGTAATGAACGGAGCATATAGGACACGGCAGAACATATGACAATGACCTATAAAATCTTTCATACTGAGCAGTTTGTTCCCGAGTGAATATGTCAGGAGAAGAATCTGCGATAATATGGATGACATACCAAGTATCGGGTCCCCAGAGTTTTGTTCCCATCTAAGTCATTGTTTGTTAATTATATCAATGAACAATCGGACAAGTTTGTATCCAATAGTCCCTCCGGGGTTAGTTCCCCAGGAAAATATTCTTATAGAGACCATACCCGACCTTGTGTTTAAAGAAAATAAATTTGAGGAGGAGTTGATAGATTTTTCTCATACAGATTTACCATTGAATCGTGAGTCGGAACATCATTCTGGGCCACCTTCGTCGTCGTCATCGTTAAAGTCAAATTCTCGATTTGAAGGATATGGTGGCCATGGGGGTAAGGTATTTAGTGGCAGACGAAAGCGACAGGACCCAGTGGTATCATGTGGTATTATTTGTTTTAATCATGATACTGGCGAACGAGTTTTGCCTGAAGATTTGAAAATCATATTTATACGCCGAAAGGATAGTTTATCCTATGTTGAATTTATTCGTGGAAAATATCGTCCATCTGACCCACAATATATACGAACTCTTTTACGAGGTATGACAAAAACAGAACACGATATGATTGTATCAAAGACGTTTCCGGAATTATGGGAAGGAATGTGGATTAAGACATCTAAAAAGCACCAGGCAGATTATGAGAAAAGTATGAGTCGTTTTGAAATGTGTAAACAAATGGTCAGAAAGTTTATATCTGAGAATCCATCTGAATGGTCAGAACCTGAATGGGGATTTCCCAAAGGACGGCCGAATCGATATGAATCAACCATCCAATGTGCTTTGAGAGAATTCGAAGAAGAAACTGGTGTAAAACGAGAAAATGTTAAGATTATAAGTGATTTTGAATATCATGAGCGATATCGTGGAACAAATGGTATAGAATATTACAATAAGTATCTTATTGGAGTATGTAAGGAGGATGATTTACACCTGGACTTTGATAATGTTCTTCAAATGAAAGAAGTGAGTGGTATAGAGTGGTTTTCTGTAGAAGATGCAAAGAAAAAGATTCGTTCGATTTATCCATCTCGTATTCATATACTCGATGAAGCATATAAAAGGTTTTTAGCCAATATGGAATAGATGGCGGCGGCAGCAGAACAGGAACAGATTGGAAGTGAGTCTGATAATCTTGTATCAAAAACTAAGCCGATTCTTAAACAAATCGCGGAAGATGAAGTCTGTAAGGCTGAACCGGAACCTAAAGATTGGAGTCATTGTGGATTTACACGGGGCTTTTCTAAAAAAAAGAAGGGATTATCTAAAGAAGACTTAATCTCTGCCATTCGGGTTATGCGAAGTGGTGGAACAAAAGAAGAGGCGTTGAAGGCAGCCCTTGAACGAGATGTTATTCGAAGAAAGAAATACGATTATGTCGAGGAAAAATATGGAGTTTTTGAGAAAAATGAATATTACTATATTCCACGGAGGGAGATGCAAGAAGATTCTGATATTGTAGAACTTCTACCGGGGATTATTTTTCAATACGTCCCTGATATGGAACGAGGTATCATTGGTAAAAATGTATTAGACATGGATGTTGAAAAGTATGAAGAAATGGTGGGAGATGATGAAGAGATTCATATGTCAGACAAGGTTCAAGATGTTATGGCAGAGAGTATGCCTGAAAGGATGCCAAAGCCATCGGATGATGATTATGTGGTAGGGGGAGAATATTATGATTTAACATTTCGTATCAAGTTGCCGAAGATTGTTCTCGAGAGAAAATTGGAGAAAATTAAAAAGATATCAACTTCGATATCAAAAAATATTCGATTAGTATGTGGAACATCTGTAGACTCTTCAACTGGTCTTTTATGGAAAAATGTCGAATCATTGTATGACCAATATGGATATGGTTCAAGCGAAGAGACTCGTGAATTTAGACGAAGGATAATTAAAAGTAGAAATCATCTACTATGGTTTACTCTTTTGGAAAAGGTTGCCAATCAGGTTATAACTTCAATCATAGCAACAAATAAATATGATACACAATATGGAAAAAGAATACAAAAATATAAAGATAACTTGTATGAAACACTTCCTATATCTACATATGATACTATCTGTGGGAAAAAGCATGTGGTCGAGCCATCAACAGAAAAGATTGTTCCGGAAGCACCAGTTGAATCAGGTTCTCCAGATAGACCGCTGACCTACGAGTCATTGCCAGACGAACAACTGCCAGAAATATCGGTCGAGCCATCAACAGAAAAGATTGTTCCGGAAGCACCAGTTGAATCAGGTTCTCCAGATAGACCGCTGACCTACGAGTCATTGCCAGACGAACAACTGCCAGAAATATCGGTCGAGCCATCAACAGAAAAGATTGTTCCGGAAGCACCAGTTGAATCAGGTTCTCCAGATAGACCGCTGACCTACGAGTCATTGCCAGTTGAAGAGGTTATGCCAATCGAAGATTTTGAAGAAGTCGACATGCCAGGTGGCTCAGACCTTCAACAAATTTTAACAGATGAAGAAACAATAAGTCGAATCGATTCTTATGACCGTATTCAACGAGATTTTCCAGAATTATATGCCAGATACGAAAAGGCAAAAGAGGAATATTATAATGATATTTTTAATTCTAAACTAGAAGCAACATTTATTCAAATCGAGTGGGACTTATACAACCAAAATCAACCAGACGAGACTATCATGGAAGTCGTTGGGTATCCAACCTATGAAAATCCCGATTTCCAAAAAATAATAACATTAAAACAGGAATTCTGGGATTATAGAACAAAACCAGGTGGAAATATTCTCTCCCAGATACGAAAATCTGATTCGGTTAAATCTTCAAAACCCCGATTTAAATTACAAAATCATCAGAGATTTATATCTCACTTTTTATCATCCACAACTCCTTATAATAGTATGCTCATATTCCACGGTGTTGGAACAGGTAAAACATGTACATCGATTCAAGTCGCTGAAATGTATTTATCCGAAACAGGGGGTCAAAAAAAGGCAATGATTATAACTCCTCTAGCGGTTCAACCAGGTTTCCGTCGTGAAATAAATGACCCATTCAAAATCGAAGAAGATGACCCCGGTGAGCAATGTACAGGAGACCAATATTTTAGCATGTTATCTCCAGCAGAATTAAAATCAGGCGGAGCTCTTTCAATCATTGAAAGAAAACTTGGTCGTTTTATTAAATCAAGGTATGATATGTTTGGGTATGGAGCATTTGAAAATTGGTTTAATCGTGAAGTTATAGAGAAAGCAAAGATTGAAAATCCCGATGATAGACAAAAACAAAGTAAATCAATCCGACAACGTATTGAACAATATTTTAGCGGAAGACTTTTAATCATTGATGAAGTTCATAATATCCGAGACCCCGAATATAAAAAGAAGATTTTACGATATTTAATGTTAATCGCAAGATTTTCGAATGGAGCAAAGATTATTTTAATGAGTGCCACGCCAATGTATAATCTCGCAAATGAAATTATTCATATTATTAATATCCTACGATTGAACGAAGGTCTTCCCGCAGTTCCTGAAAGAGTTATATTTGAATATGGAGATTCGGATAAATTATTAGAATCGGATGATGAATCGCAGAACGGCGCAACGATATTAAAGAATGTTGTAAATGGATTGGTCAGTTATCTTCGAGGTGAAAACCCAGTTGATTTTCCCGTTCGGCTTCCGCCATCGGCGGATGTAATGGCTGATAGAAATCCAAGACCTCAAAGAGATTTTAGGAATGAACTGATTGATAATGAACTTCCTGAAGGAGTTGATATTATACCAATCATTCGTGTTCCAATCGATGATGGAACTGTCATGGGTCGAGCATATATTGACGAGTTTGAAGGAAAAATGTCTGGTAATCGAGATATAACAGCTCCGTCAGCAGCCGTTGGTCTTGTTCAGTCGGCCGTATGTGTGTTTCCTGATGGAACGTCTGGTATAACTGGGTTTTCCGAAACATTCCGCGAGTTGCCTGCAGATTCTCCCGAAGGATTGTATCAGCCAAACCGAGAATCACGCGATGTCATTGAGTCTGGGACAGGTAGATTATTCCTGCATCCTGACCGAATCCATCAATATGCTCCTAAAATAGCAGAAATGTTAAAGGTTGCGCATACATCCAATGGTATATCACTCATATTTACTCAAAATCTTCAGGGTTCCGCGATTCCAATCGGCATGGCACTTGAATTAATGGGATATCAGCGAGTGGATGGTAAGCCTTTATTGGCATTCTCCAATCCGCGAATGAGACCTGAACCGATTGGAACTGGGGGAGTCGCGAAGAAGGATTTATCTGTACCAGGTGTTGAATGGCAACCATATACATATACGATTTTGAGTGGTGATATAAAACTGACAAAGAACCGTGAAAAGACTCTTCGACTGATAAATTCGGAAGGAAATCTAAGGGGCGAAAAGGTAAAAATAATCATCGCAACCGAGGCAATCAGTGAGGGTGTAAATTTCAAGAATCTGCGCGAAGTTCACATGGTAGATGCCTACTATCATATTTCACTGATGGACCAGGTTGTTGGAAGAGCACAGCGATATCGGTCGCATAATAATCTCCCACGAAATGAGAGGAATGTAAGCGTATATGTATGGTGTGTGTCATGGTCCCCTGAAAATCCTCGATATGGGTCAGAAACACTCGACGAGACATTGTGGCGAAAGGCTGAAGAAAAATCGGTTAGAATCGGTAAAATAACTAGAATACTAAAAGAATCTGCTGTAGATTGTCATTTAATGAAATCAGTAAATGACCGTTCGACGGAAGAGTATGATACTGTTGAAGAAGTATATATGATAGATTCCCATGGAAATCGAACCAGATTTAATTACAAAGACCAGCCGGGGTCTCGCGAATGCGATTATCAAACATCATGTGCGATTTCATGTATAACAAATATTGACGGGGAGATTGATACAGAAACCTATGCACAGAGCGAGGGTTCGGCGATTCGTTCTGAAATACGACGTGAAATCAAATATTCTATGATTCGAAATCCGGTATCAACACATAACGATATTGTTCGCGACGTAAAGCGCACAATTCCAGGAAGCAGACGACAAATCATTCTACAGATTCTTGCTCGGATGATTATACAAGAAGAACCGATTATGATTCCCGGTGGAAGAATCGCAAGACTTGAATACAAACATGATGGAACAAACGATATTATATCAATAACCCCTACTGAAATAACAGATGGTAGGGCTCCCTATATTGACAGAATTGGTATGGTTCCGCGAAAACCATCGGGAATCTATGTTCCTCCCAGTAAAGTAAGGCGTTTACCAGTTGAAGAGAGACAGGTATCTGATGGTATAGATGTGGGAATCGGGGAGGAGGCTGCGGCGATTCGTTCAGAAGATTTTTCTAGTTCAGATGAAGGTATGCCAGATGATACATCTACAGCATTTGATAAATTCATACAAAAATTCGATAAAGCATGGAAAGATAGTAATAATGATACGCGGATTGATTTGACACTCCCAGGAACTCTTCAACAATCAAATCTTCGTAAGCCACAAACCGAGTCAGATTTAGGTGTTCTTGTTGGATATCTTCGACGAGTATTATCGGATGTTGGAATTCCACCGGAAGTTTGGGCAGCGATTATAGCAGAACGAATCTCTCCGGAGTCGGGAGATGAATCGATTCCCTATATGTCAAACCCAGAGATACGAAAGGATATTCTAATGGGGATTGCTATTTTGACTAAAGATGCTGATAATACATCGATTCCAATACAAATACGACATCTTGGAGTAGTATATAGGATGAATGGTGAAATTATTGGTCCATATGCGAGAGCCCCAGAAATCAGAGTAAAGACTATTAATTCTACTGGAAATGTTGATGTATATGATGTTGTAGAAGGTTCAAGAGTTGAAGGAATGACGACTCCAGTTATTAGAAAACGTATACCAAAAGGATTCCATGTATATCTGGGGAATGTTCAACAAAAACCGAAGAGAGGAGAGCCGATGGGCATGCTTCGTTTATTCTTCCAAGATTATTCGACAAAGTTGTATCGAGGATATAATCCAAATAATAGTACAACATCTTTACAACGAAGTTTAGGATTATTGTATAAACCGGGCATTGGTCTTGTATTTGAAGGTCCCAAAACAACAAAGATTATCCGAAATGAAATATTGATAAAAATGATGATACCACCTGAGACTGAGACTGAATCTGACATTGGAGTCAAAGGTGAAAAAGCAGCACAGATGTTGTTTACAATGTTTATGAGACAACCTTTGAAAATCATCGCAGAGGCAATGACACGAGTAAATGGCAATTATAGAAGCCCGATAGAATATAAAACCTTAATTGAACCGACTGGGTCTTAAAGTCATGATTTAAGCAAACGTATCGTAGTAAATATTAATGAAGAAAGAAATCCAGGATACCATCAAGGTAGAATATCAACTTGGATATACCGATGAAATGATTGAACGCAAGTGTATGGAATATCTATATGGCCAATGTTGTTCCTATGGATTTATCATTCCTGGAACATTCGAGATTATCAAACGGACACCTCCTTTGCTATCAAACATGGAAAATGGTGGAAAGATGTATTCGATTGTTAACTATAAAGCTGTTGTTGTTTCCCTTCAGCGAGGAGAAGTGATTGAAGGACGGATTACAAAAGTAAGTCCAAAACTCGGTTCCAGTGCAGATATTATTGTAGACGATACTGTGGTGGCAGATGTTATTCTTCCAAATGATATGCAGAAACCTGGTATTAAAGTTAAAGAGGGAGATTCTGTAAATATTCGAATCATGATTAGTTCCTACGGAGTTGGATGGGAGAGGATTCGAGGAGTGGGTATTGTAGAAAGCAAGATGGATAGTTATGAAGAAGACGAATATATTCCCAGAAATGGCCTAAACCACGCTGAAGTAAAAAATACCAGAGTTCTAAAGAATGCCAAAGGGGGTAAAGTTCACGTGTCTTGAAATATTAAAGAGACAGATTGAGAGTCTTGGAGAAAATAACCAAAAAATGATATTAAAGATTTTAAAGGATGATAATATTATTGTTATGGAAAATGCGGATGGAATATTTTTTGATGTTGTTTCGCTACCAAAGACGACTCTCCAAACGATTATTTCTTATATTGATTTTTGTGAAAAGAGTCGTGAAGAAATGGAACGCCGACAACGAGACGAAGATATATTCCGTAAAGAATTGAAACCAATCGACGGTAATACCCATTCAGAAGCCGAGGTATAATCATATACTACATCTCATATATAGACACAACGATGACATCTGTTGCATCCGGAAATACAATGGCAAACCATTCTCTAATGTCTATTTCAAAGTATGCGTCATATTGTAAATCAAATGGTGGATTTGTTGTTGAACCACCTACTATTTCAAACTTATATGGTTTGGTTCATATTGAATATGAATCAAAACTTGAAGAACCTTTCGCGAGTGGAGTTGTATCATATTCTGAAGATGTAGTATCAGATTCAGATATTCACGGTGAAATGATTGAAACGCCTACGCCTACGCCTACGCAAAATCAACGATTCTACGTTGATGAGACAAATATGATTGAACGCCGGTTCCTTGCGGATGACACTTCGAAATTCAAGGAGAAGAGAGATTCAGACCCATTCGCAACATCTGTCCTTCATGATATGATTCTTGACTGTATATGGGAGTATCTGAATATTGAAGATAATCTGAAATCTCTTCGACAAGAAATCTTTCTGAATGGAATCAAAAATAAAGAAACAACCGACCAACAAAATATGATTGTACAGATTGCTAGAAACGAATGGAGGAAACATTCTGTAGACTCAATCAGACATACTCGTCGCTGGGTATGGGATTCAATGGATGAAACACGAGCAATGACTCTCCTTTGGAATTTCCTGGCAAGCTCTGGTCATACGAATGTATATGATACAATCGCAATTATTGGAATCATTTGGTCAAAGACGATTGTTGTAGAAAAGTCATCGTTGAATCAATGGATTGAATTTGGAGCACGTCCTGGCAAAGATTCAGATGAAATGTTGTGGATTCGGGAAGTACCAGACGGGTTCTTAGGTGTATCTTCAACAGCAGGAGTTGTCCGAGAATATACCCGTCGTCTAAAAATGACTGGACATGTGTATACCAGCGACACCTTTATTGTCGAGGAAAAACAACCATATAAAGTCCCTACGATTGCTGGGATTCAAGAGATTCTTACTAAAAATGGGATTGAATATACAAAGAAGGATAAGAAGCCTGAATTAACTCGTCTTCTTGACCAAAAACTTCTTTGGGAAATTTATTAAATATAATAAGTATGATAATCCAACCAATGAATTGAGTATTAAGCCCTGAAAGCGATTTTTTATATAGACAGTAGATGGCAAGCCAAAGTGCGCTCCGACATGTATTTCTGGAGAATCGAGAATCCTCTGGGTTCAAAGATACTCTTCTCGAACTTGTAAAAAAAAGTATCGCAGAACCACAGAATGAGTTGGAAGCAATCATTCATGGCGATTCTGGTGAAAATAACCAGAGGATTGGTCTGGAGCAGTTTCAGAGGATTGTTGGATTCTTACGAGCAAACGGAAAGCCATTTGATAAACTTGGTGAACAAGTTTATTTAAATATCTTTGATGAGAAGAACTCCAATATTCGTACTACCATCAAAGGAGACGATTCTGTGTCGAGATATTGTATGGATGATGTTATTCCAGAAAGCGCAACCTATTTGATGAAATATCGGATTAAACAGCCATTGGCGGCGAGCAGAAAAACGAAACCTAATCAACGAGACAGCGATGGGCCCGATGGAGAAGAGGTTGAACAAACGGGAACAGGTCGCCCTCGACCCAGGAAATCAACGGATGAACCAAAATATTATGGGATTCAGGATTTAAATGTGGGATATAAAATGAATCTTAAAACCGAATCTCCGATTGATTCAAAAGACCCGATTATTCGCGATATGCGCTCCAAATGGAAGACGGTTCGCAAATATTATCGAATGATTCAGCGCGAATCATTTCAACTAGGAGAGTTCTTCCGAGTTGATTGTTCACGAGTCCGTTCGGGTAAAGGCAAGACATTGGAAGAATCTGGGGTTTTAGATTCGTTTACCGAATACGAGGTTGAGATTGAGTTGATTACCAGTATGATTCCGCCAGGAGTTTCAGCTGAGACTGTTCTCAGAAAAATGATGAATATCCTCCTACATTTAATTCGTGTTCTTCGGGGACAGTGGTTTATTATGCGGGAAGATGAAAAGACAGAGATTCTTCGAGATTATGCGACTATAACATCTCAAGACCCTGAGGTTATTTCTTCGTTTGGTCCTCGTAAACTCCGATTTATTGGTCCAATGCCGATAACCTTGAATCGCTCGTCTGTTCGAGATGTTCGGTCTGGTAGTTATACAGCGACACTTAAAGCCGATGGAGAGAGAGCATTGTTGATGATTGGAACCGCCGGGCATACTCATTTGATTTATCGAACAATGCGGATTGAATCCACTGGTATGATTGTAAAAGACAAATCTATTTATAAGACGATTCTTGATGGAGAGGTCATTACAAAAGTTCATATTGGCGGTGTTCTAACAGAGGTTCATCCTCCAATGTTTCTGGTATTTGATGCCTATATGATTGGAGGAGAAGCGATTCATGTTCTTCCTCTGTTGAAATCAGAATCGGTCGTAGAAGGGGACGCTGCTGCCGCTTCATCAGAATCCGTATCAGAAGGTGCAGCCGCTGGAGCAGCCGCCGTTCGCAAATCAGATGGCAGAACTCGTCTGGGCTTGGCTTCCGAGGTGATTGACAAACTGGGAGGTATGGGCGCATATGATACCGTGTGGGGGGATTCGAAATATGTTATGAACCGGATTATGTTGAAGAAATTCATATTTGTTCCTAATTCAGACGAGGATGCAAAGAAAGAAATCGTATCTTTGATGGAGAGTAAGATTCCATACAGTACAGATGGGATTATCTTTACTCCTAATCGAAACGCGGTTAATAATTATACCGGGAGTGAGTTGGTTAATATTAAGGGAACATGGAACGATGTTATGAAGTGGAAACCACCGGAGGATAATACGATTGATTTCCTTTTGAAACTTTTACCAGAAACGAAGGATACGATTGGAGGTGGCAAGTTCCGCGAGGGTATATTGTATGTCATAGGCAATGATATAACGAATGCTGATTTATATTACCTTCAAACACTTGCTCCTAATAAGATTGCGAGAGAGTTGACGAGTCGCGAAAATAAGGTCATTCCATTCCGAGGAGGTGTGTCGCGGATTCAGTTGGAGGTAGGGGAAGGAGGTGTCATCCGTTCCAAAACGGATGAGGCTGTTCAGGATAACATGATTGTAGAATGTGCCTGGGACCCTACATTCCGTTCATTTATGGATGATGGGACTGGGGGATGGGTTATTCGAAATATTCGATGGGATAAAACATCCGTATATCGAAATGGCACTGTAGAAGGAACCATGAATGCGGAGAGAACTGCGAAGAGTGTATGG